TGTTTCCATGACCCACCGTAGTCCGTCCCATCCCCACCACAGACACCATGGGCAGTGCACGACATGGTGTCGCCACCGTGAAGGCACACATTGCTGCATGAAGGGTCACCATAACACAACTTGTCCTGTGGTCCAGGCACCTTGACACACTTGTTGGTATCAATACAGATCTCACCGTTGGCACAGACTGGGTCACACACACACGGCGTGGTATCAATACAGCTGCGCGTATTGGCTGGTGGGTCGGTGTCCTTGTAACAGCACGAGTTGTCGGCAGCCCTAACAATACCATCGGCGGCGCACACCACATCCCGTTTCTGCGACCCTCCACCACAGGTTAGCGAGCAGCTGGACCAATCGCCTGTGACCCACGAGTACTTGGTGTCAGCGCTGCACTTTGAGTTCACACACGTTGAAGCCTTGCAGTCAAATCCCTGCTCACATGCGGGAATCGGGTCACAGACCCCTGTTTCCGATGGCTTGGTCCCTTTGCAACACTTTTCGGGGCTACGTGTCGCGTAGTTGGGGGTGCACCACACATCGTATGGCTGCGTACCTGTGTCCCCACACTCTACCGTGCATGAGTTGCCCACCCCCATCCTCGCCCAATTGTAGGTTGCTTCCGGCTCACATGCGTCGCCCGACAAATTACATTGCCCCATGTCGGTGCAAATGCACGTGTTCGGGGGCTTACATTTGGCCACGTCATTACAAGTTGGTGAAGGGTCGCAGTTTACCACCACGTTAATGGGTTTGGGGTCGGTGCAGCACGTGTCGGAGACCTTAACATTCGTGCTGTTCTGACACTCAAAAGTGTAAGTCTGTTTACCGGTGTCACCACACTGTGCAGAGCAGTCGCCTATCTTGACCTTGGTCCAGTTCCACCCGGTGCCCTCGCACGCCGTTCCGGTACAGGTTGTGGCATCGTAACATTTCTGTTTAGTGGGGTACCCATCGGTTGCACTAGTAATAAGACAGTCTACCCTTGACATTGGAACTTCGAGAAAGTGGATATTTATAGGACCTCAATATTTTATTCACAAGTGTTACAAATAAAAACAACAGCAGACAATGGAAGCGCCAAAGGTAAAGTTAGAGTACACCACAGCTGTCGATGCCAACTCGAGTGAGGACCCCATGCTGTTTGACGCAATGGTTTCGCCGCTTGTGAGTCACCCCCTTGGTTGGTGCCAGTACGGGTACACGTTCCAAAACGTTGCCCACCCGTCAGGAGCACATCCCTACTTTAAAATCATCCTCACCCCTGACTCAGTCATGCGCACCAAATTCCCTTCCTTTGCTAAAGACCAGTTGTCAGTGTGCGACATGGACGCCCATGTCATATACTTGAATGAAATGAGGTGGAGACGGCAGATTCCTGATAAGTCCCAGCTGTCCCTGCCCGAGTACCGCGCCTACCTGGTGTCGCATGAGGTGGGTCATATTTTGGGGAAGCGCCACGCCAAGTGTGGAGGTAAAGGCCAAGAAGCACCCACAATGATGCAGCAAACCCGAGGTATTGGTGGGTGCACACCGTCACCGTGGCCAAACCCGAGAGACGCCTCCATGGCCAAACGATATTAGAACTACTTCAGTGTGTGAGGATATACAAGAGTTATGTTCCTCTCCAGGTGGGAGTCCAGGAGAGTGATGATGGGTGGCGGAGACGGTGACACCTGGGTATTAAACGTATGTTGAATATTAATAAGAGTTACACTTCTCACCCGCCCTCAGCGATTCATAACAGTAAAAGCTTTCTTTACATGACATCCAGTCTGACAGTAGTACCAACTTTGGTTCAGGACACCCCTCACCCTGCCTGGAGGGGTCAAGATGCCGCTTTTATAATCCCAACATTTTCTTCGGCCGAGAGTTGCCATACGTGGATGCAGGGAATGGCAGGTCAAAGCAACCCCACACACCCGGCGCTGAAACAACTTATCTCCTTGTGTGTCGGGAAAGATCAGTTAGACGAACGTCTATTTCAAAAACGTCTTTTGCTAGACCGCTCATTTCACCGAAAACTATCAGACGTTGATCTCCAAGCCAACCGATTTATGGGGCTTGACGCCATCATGCATCCCTTGACGGGTGTTCAGAAAACTGGTGACCTGGAGACCACCGTCCACCACCTGTATGATGAAATGCGGTGCGGTGTGTTTGTGAAAATCCACAACCAGCAGGTGCAGATGTTTGTGCCGTTTGTGAACCCTGACTACATCAACCGATGGTCCACTGCACCGGCTTTCCAAACACTAATTGTGGATGACTATTATCACAACAAGTTCCGTAAAACAGCGAGGTTTGAGCGCGTGACCCTTCCCCTGAACCGCTGGTGGGCCAACAGCTACATTGTGTGCAACCAACCGTCGCCTGACCTGTGGGGGGGTGCACTACTTCCCCAGTTCAAGCACATGCTGGAGAGTACATGCCGACACCGTGAGGTCCCAGATGTCGAGTTCTTTCTCAACAAGCGGGACTTCCCGCAAGTACGCAAGGACCACCAGCACCCACAATCCTTCCTCTTTGATGGTGCTTGTGCCGACACCACAGCCACGCCCCTACTGTCGGTGGTTAGTAGTTACGTGGGTGACGAGTTTGCCGACCTACCGTTTCCCGTGCCGGCGGACTGGGAGCGCGCCAACGCAGGACGCGTGTTTCCGCCAGAGGGGTGTGGCGCGGAGCTACTACCAGACATCCCGTGGCAACAGCGCCTCACATGTGCTTGTTTTCGTGGCGCCTGCACAGGGGGTGGAACCACACCTGAGACCAATCAACGTTTGGCTTTGGTATTGTTGGCCAGTCGGTGGCGTGTGAACAGTACAGAGTCTGGTGACACCATGCTTCTCAACGCAGAGTTGACCAGTTGGAACTTTCGGGACAAGAAGTTGGAGGGCGGACCACTGTCCTTCATCACCCCCAGTGACCACCCTATTACTGTGGGAAGGCTGCACTACCTCACCATGAGTCGACAGTGTGAGTATAAGTACCTGGTTTACGTGGACGGACACTCCGCTGCCAACAGGTACAGCACGCTCATGTCCAGTGGCAGTGTAATCCTCCGTGTCGCCTCCACATCCACGCTGTCCAACAAGCTGTGGTTTTTCCCATTACTGGAGGATGGCGTGGACCATGTGTCAGTGCGAGCGGACCTGTCTGACCTGAAGGAGAAGTTAGAGTGGTGTGTGGCCCACGACTCTGTGTGTCAGGCCATTGCGGCTGAGGCCAGACGCAAGTGGGAGTTGTTCCTTCAGGCGGACGGCATTATGGACTATGTGCAGATTGTGTTGCATCACATCTCGACTGGCACTATGGACCGAGCCGATGCGTTTTGGTCGGAAGTGCCTAGTAATGGTAGTGAGTTACCACCGCCTAAAATGGGCGCTCCGCACCGCCTGTGTGACTGCCCGGTGTGTAAGGCGCAGACAAAAGACGTTGAGAGAGAGACCAAATAAGACCACTGCCACTTGATGTAAACTACACATCTGACCATTAGGTGTAGGTGTAGGTGTTATAATAGCGGTGGCAGCGGTGGTGCCAATAAAATAAGTAAATAAACGTTTGAACTTTATTCATCCCCACCGTGTTTGTAATCGTGTGATAGAACGAGCTGGATACGTTGACCGTAGTGTATTCAGACACCACAACAGAAGAGCAGAAGAAGGACAACAACAACAACGGTTGGTGTGAACGTGGAGACGTCTGATAGGCTAACAGAGCCTACCACTAGTATCATGACATGACGTCATAATCCTAGCCGACAAATCGTCCAGAGTGGCACGTTAAAAATCACGCCTGGGCGCGATGTGGTAAACAAATAATAGTTTAAATTTTAGAGGACTCTGTGTAAGTTCAAGAGACGTTTAAAATTGATTTCCCGACATTTCAAAGTTAGGTGACTATGTCAAGTTACCTTAAGTTGTTTGGTCTTTGTCTTTTCAGTAAGGAGCGAAGAGACATGATGCATGTCCATGCACACGTCCAGGTAAAAAACTCTATATCATCACTATGTGGAATACCTCTACGACCTCTCTTCCTGGATGGAACACGCTAAATTAAATGAAATATTTTTCTCTCCCAGGTCAGGGAACAAACCTTGCGTTCATATCATAATCTTTCTTTCTCTCTACTAAGAGGAAACCAACAACTACTGCACCAATCTGTCAACCATGTCTGCTCCTGTATCTTTCCGTAACTCAGCCATCCAACAGTGGGTGTACCAAGAGCCCAAGAAGAACCCGAAGAACGGTCTGAACGTGTACCTCAACTCCAGCGCTGCGGACACCAGCAACCCGCGTATCCAGCTCGCCAAGGGTCGCGCACCGTTCGGCCTTCAAGACGGCATGGAGGCCACTGCCAGAAAGAATTTAGAGGTAAACGTCGAGTGCGAGGATCTGACAGCGTTCTTGGAGAACATCAACATGCAGAACATCGACTGGATCACCGAGAACTGTCCCAAACTGTTTAAGCGCGAGCTGGAGCGCAGCGTTGTCGCAACTTTGTACCGCTCTCTTATGGCCATGCCCACTAACCCGAGCTACAAGCCGCTTCTGCGCATCAAGATCAACACTTCAGGGCGTGAGCCCACTCGAGTTTTTATTGTCGAAAAAGATGCCACTGAGACAGAGCCCATGGAGTTTAGTCAGGGCAAAATTGAAGACCTGGTCCCTGGCTGCACGGTGCTTCCCATTGTTGAGGTGGGTGGCCTGTGGTTTGTCAGCAAGGGCTGTGGTATGACCTTTGTAGCCACTGACATTTTGGTGTGGCCCCGTCATGAGCGCCCCGACTGGGCATTTGTGGGCTTCCGTGGGGTGCGCACTGAGCCCCTGCCTTCATGTGCTCCCGAGCCTGATGCGACCGTGATCACCGGTGGTGCCGCCACCGACACTGCCAGCGCATTTGGCCTGGATCTTGGCGCGAGTGAGGTTAGTGGTCATGGGTCAGATGTGACGGCGGGGGCTGTGGATGACGATAACATGATGTTGGAGAGCTAAACGCTACACCAACCAGATACACTTTGTTGTTTCAATAAAGTCCCTTAATATTTTTTTATTACACCTTTGTTAAATACTCCTGGCTAACAATGCCGGTGGAAACTCAAATCACCAACCCGTCCGCGTCGTATCCCTCATACACGTCGTACACCCCTGTGCCGGTTGCATCAACGGTGAGACAAACACCACCCACCGGCACAGATGGTGCCACAATTGCTATAATCGTGATTGTTGCCATTCTAGTGATTTCCCTTATTGTTGTGCTTGTTGTGCAGGCTGTACAGAGGCGCGGCAGCCCGAAGCTCGAGTCATGGACTCCAAATTAAGAAGAAGCCCACTGTGTCACCACAATCTTACCGTTGGCAAATTTTGAGCCCCAGTCTGCGGCCGACCCACCACGTGGTGCAAGAAAAGAAATTCCCCCTGTAAGTAACAAAGACAAGAGCATGTCCTACGCAGCACGATCCCAAAACAGTTGCTACGGGCTGAGCAACCCCCAAGCCAGTCAGCACCATGTCCCTTTGTACCAGCAGCCCGCGCCCATGCCTGCTACTCAGTTGCAGACCCCTCCGTGGATGCCCCCGGCACAGGCAGAGCTGTACATGGTGCCTAGCCAGTCAAACACCATGGGTGACGCCGATTGGGACATGATGTCAAGCAAGACCATGGGCACCAGCGCCAACGCGTACTCCGATGGCAACTACTGCATGGACCCGGGTATGATGACTCCGAGTACCGTCACCGACATCAAGGGGCTGCAGACGTTCATGCCCTATATGGGAGGTGGTGTGGGCGGTGCAGACCCCGATGGACCTGTTGACTCCGCCACCGGGCTTCCCCTGTTCACTACTGGAAAGCTCATCCGCTCCCAGTTGCTGGGAGGACATGGCGCTGGATCCTTCCTGCGACCGGTGCAGGACCCGCTCTCAGGTTCTTCCAAGATTGGCAGGTACATGTACCCGTGCAAGGGCACGGAGCAGCGCCGTGAGGACTTTGACATCCGTCGCAAGCAGTTCAACGCAGCACGACTTGAATCTAATGGTGGTGACCCGGTTATATTTGGAAACGGCGAATTTTCATATTTTTAGTCATCCGGCGCCTACCGTGAAATGGGTAGGTTAAGGCGTTGGTGTGGGCGGTTGACGACAAAACAATAAATAGGAAGAAACAATGTTTTTATGATGCAATAATTGGTTTGAGGCCACCACCTAAGTAGATAATGTAACTAGGTAGGTGGTGTGTTTTGTGCCCACCACAAAACAATAGCAAACCCTAACTCCTGGGGCTGTGCCTGGGGATGTGCCAGCTTACTGTGTCAAGTCCCGAAAGATTTTTTTCTTTGTTCATAACAACACCCACCTTACACCTAACACACCCCACGCCACCACCACCACCACCACCCAGACTCGCCATGCCCAATGCTACTCTTGTCGCTTCTTTCCCCGTGGTTTTATCCACTGCGAATGCGCCACTCCTTCCCCCCCCAACTAATCTAAAGGTATGGGAGACGCGCATTCGCATTGACATGGACCAAGAACTCGAAGAACTCGAATGCCAGCTACAGATGCAGGCAGCCGAGTACGCCGACCACCATTGGGTGGACATTCTATGTGTGCGGCCCCTGTGAGATTCTACATTTTCACCAGGAAGTGTGAAAAGGAGCACTGACGAACAGTAAATAAAAATGTCAACAGAGCACAGTCCAGAGACGATCCGTGCCCTAACCGAGTTTTGTCGCAACGAACAAGCTCTGCGTGCTTTCCAGGACGAAATAGTCGAGCACCGGAAGCCGCTTTTGGAGACTCGTGCCAGTGTTCTACAGGGGCTACAGGCTGAGCTTGAAGCCGCCGACGTGCCGTGCTACCGCTTGTCTGGCGAAAAGAGTCAGTTTGCTCGTCTCCGGACCACCAACCAAACTGGGGGGTTGACCGAGGCGCTAATACGGAGTTCTATCATGAGCATAAAGTGCAGTCAGATGGTGGGTGATGAGGGAAACGCAGGTAGAGGGGCAGCTGTAACACTGGAAGAACGACTACACAACGCTGTGATGCACAACATTCGCGAGAGGCGCACTGTGCGGAAACAGTCTGTTGAGCTGTCTGACGTGTTTCCCAAGGAGTACAAGGACAGGGTGGATGAGATCCTCCAAGCGCCCCATAAGGTGGCTAAACTGGCAGCCTCCCTGCAAACGACCAGGAACAAGTTATCACAGTTACAGGAGGACAACAAGGTTCGCACTGCAGAGTTTAAGAGCAAGCAGGATAGCTACGTGAAGCTTGTGTTGGGGTTTTTGAGTAACGCGCAGACCACGTCGCAGAGGTTAAACCTAACCGACGCAAACGGGGTGCCAGGGGTATACTTTGTGCGCCGCAAGTTTTCCAGGAAGAAGCCGCCGTTGACTGTGACACACGTTAAGAACACTGTCACAGATGCAGTATCCGCTGTGTTCACCACGTCCCACCCCTTGGAGGTGGACACTGTAGAGACGCGTCTTGTCGCGCTTGCTAACGAAGTCATCGCCCGTCTAGATGACGGGCGAACAGAGGTGGTGGAGGAAAAAGTATCCCTGGATAGGGGGAGGAAGCGTCCAATCCAAGGAACTGTTGACGACGTCGATGCTCTTGAGGCCACAGGAGGCTACGCAGTAAAGTACCAGGAATACGAAGCTGCAGAATAAAATCACTCTCCCATTACGGTTCAAAAACGTACCGCTACCTACATCATGGATGTGATGACTTATCGTAACCAAGTGGCACAGGTTGACCGTCAGTCGGGTACGATTATACAAGGCATATACACCTGGCCCACTGTAATATCCTGGGTGACCTCCGTGGACCGGTGGTGTGACCTATGGTACTACCAACAACAACAACAACAACAACGACCGCTCAAGAGGACAAAAACATATCTGTAACGTTAAGTATACGATGTGGCACAGTAGTACTGATTGTATAATTGTTTCTGTCGTTTGAGATATTCTAAAAATAATAAAAATAATCTTGTTTTTGTATAAATCATCCAATGTGTTACTGGAGTAACCGTATACGCACCATAATTGAAAAATGTAGGAATGCACGTGCAACTAAACGTATTGATATAGAAAATAGTAGAATTGACACAGAACTGCGTCTACATGGCCTACTTTGACTTTAGGGTTTGACGCAACACAACAATGGTCAAATCCAGTTGGATGGATATTGTGTACGTATGAACCGCATCC